GAAGCAGAGGAAGATTTTAACAAGAAAAAGAACACATTTACAGAACCGCAAGGTAAATCGTCTGCTTCAAAGGGTGGGAAGCCAATTAATCCTGAAAATTTGACTTACAAACAATTAGCTAAAAAAGTTGGCAAACCGAATGATGATTAAATAACTTAGTCATCTCTGGGGGAAATTAATTAAAAAATAATTTTCACGGAGGTGAAAAAATATGGCTAATGATTATAGTAGTGCTGTAGAAACTACTACCGCAACTCTTCTTGCCCTAATGAAGATATATTACGATAAGACTCTGCTTTACTTTGCTAAACCAGTAATGGTTGCAGACCAATTCGCAGACCATTCTCGTGATATTCCCCAAAAAGAAGGTAAGAGTGTTAATTTTACCCGTTGGGTACCCCTTACCAAGATAATGGACTATACAACCGAAGGTGCAAATCCTGCTGAAGTAGAGATGGAAGCTTTCGATTTCGAGAAGACTGTTTTAAAGTATGGTAATACTATTCGACTTACCGAAACTTTAAAACTTACTGCTTACGACGATGTATTAAATGGTGCAGTTGAACTTCAGGGCGTAAACATGGGTGAAAGTATAAATTATCTATATAGAAAAGCTATGGCTACTGGATTCTATCCATTAAGGGTAGACAACTCAACTACTTATGCAAAAACTTGTGTATGTGATGCTGGTTCTGCCGTTAATGGAGTGGTGGCTGCTTCTGAATTAGGCGGACAAGCTGACCATTTCTGGGTAGATGGAGTAATAACAATAACAAGTGGACAAAATGCGGGATATAGCGGATTAGTAATTGCTTCTGTAACATCTACTGGTGCGATTACCTTTAGTCCTTCTTTAAAAGAAGCTTGTGCTACTGGTGATACGTTTAGAATTGTAACTTCTGTTGGATTAACTTCCTCAAACGTAGTAACTTGTGCATCCGTTGAAAGAGCTGTTGCAATACTTAAAAAGAACAAAGCTCCTAAATATGATGGCAAAAACTACATAGGATTTATAGCTCCGTTTGTAACTTACGATTTTAGACAAGATAGTGCATGGGTTAATGCCGACCAATATGCTGGTTCGACCAAATTATTTAATGGTGAAATTGGTAATTGGGGCGGAGTCCGTTGGGTAGAAGACACTGAAGGTTGGACTGAATTAATTGCTGACGGAACTGCATACAATTCCAATGACGTAGGATTTGGAGCTTACTCTGCAACTGGAACTATCAACCACACTCCAATATTCGGAAAACATGCTTATGCTGGAACAAGAATTGCTGGAGTAAAAGACAAACTTATCGTCAAGGTTTCAGGACCACAAGATACTTCCAATGCAACCAATGCTTACTCAAAGGTATCTTGGAGAGTATTCTTTGTTGCTGTACCTTTAAACGCAATGTTTGGAATTAACTTAATTTCGGGTGCAAGCACGATAGCTTAAAAAACATAAAAAATAACACAATAGGAAGCGGACAGGGCGTTAACCCCTGTCTGCGTATAAAAAGGAGGTGACAATAAAATGTCACAGACAATTACAAAACATATAGGCGAAGGCTTTGCAAGAGGTGAACTCTATGCAGCTTTAGCTTATGATTCTACCGACCAATTCGGTGGAATGAAAATTAAAGCTTTAATGCTTAACTCAACTGGAAGAATATCTTTTTTAGATGCTAACGCTTATATCTATTCTTCGGCTACTACCGTATTAGATATTTGTGCTACAACAATTAATATTACTGGTTCAACCGTAACAGCATTTACATATCCTGTTACTATAACACAGACTAATCCTACTTCTGCTACCAATGGAATTTACTCTCTAATTAATGCTGGTTCGGACTGGACAACTGGTTCATTGGCTGCGATTCGTGGAAAAGCAGTTTCGACTACAACCACATTAACATCTGGCAATATATATGGTGGTTGGTTTGGCTTAATGCTTGATACGAATTTTGCTGGTGAAGGACTTGGATTAAGTTGTGGAATATATGCAAATGTTGATACAGCCAATACAGTTAGTACGGTTCCAAGTGCAGTAGCATATTTTGAAATTGCAAGCGGTACTGGTGCTGATTATGCCAATATGCCAATACTTGTGCTTGCGGATGGAAGCACAAGTCAGTCTAATTATGCTCTTAGTTTGGGATTTGCTCCTGCTGGAAATACTGTTTCAGCAACTAATTCAAGTGATATTCTTTATCACCAAACTATTCATATTATGGCTAATGGCTCTGATGCATACATACCATACTCAACGGGTGCAGGCACATACACTACTGCTTATCCGATAGTATCAACAAGTTATCAAACGATTACTAATACTGGTCCAACTTCTGCCACAAACGCATTTTATTCTTTAGTTACTGCTGATGCCGCATGGACAACTGGCTCAATAGCAGCAGTTAGAGGTAGAACGAATGTAACTATGACTGGTGCAGGTGGAAATGTTTACGGTGGTTGGTTTGCTATTAAATTTGTAAGTGGAGCACCAACTGGATTAGGATTATCAACTGGTTTATACGCAGAAGCAGGAAGTGATATAACTGGCATAAAGGTAAGTTCTGTTCTACAAGCCTGTTTAATTGGGAATAAAGATATGACTGCTGTTCCAATTTTGGTTTTACAAGATAATGTTACTGGAACTCAAACCAATATCTTAATGGAGGTTGGTTTCGCCGCTGGTGCTTCAACAGTATCTTCTGGTGCTGATGCTACAACTAAAGTATTAAGAACTGGAGGTAATGCAGCAACCAATATTCAAAATAAACAAGGGCTTCACGTAAGAGTTAATGGTGCTTATTATTACATTCCACTAATTGCTGATGGTGATTGGCAGGATGATTAATAAAAATTAAAATGCTTTGCTGGTTTCATGCTTAAAACCAGCATACTCTATGAAAGGGGGAAAACCAAATGAGAAAACTTGACCTTAAAAAATACAATATTGAAGTTAAAGATGAAAAAGGTGTAACTCAATCAATACCTTATGATTTTAAAGAATCGCTTATACACTTAATGTTTCATCCAAATTTACAATTGTCAGGTAAGGTACTTTTAGAAACTAATATTGTGGCTGAAAAACTAATAAAAGCCGATAAAGAAATTTTACTTGAAGAAGATGAATATAACAAAATTAAAAGTGCTATTGATAATTTTAAAGGCTTCTCTAAAAATGAAGTTAGACTTGTAGAACGAATTTATAATTGTCCAACAATTGATATTAAAGAAAAGAAATAGGAGGAAAATTATGCCGATCGGATTTGAACGTTGTGTAAAAAATGGCGGTAAAGTCAGAACCATAAAGTTGGGCGGCAATAAATATCGCCATATTTGCACTTTAAATGGGAAAACATATCAAGGGCATATTAAGACTAAGAAGAAAAAATAGGGAGGAAATTATGAAATTAAATATTAAAAAGCAAAAATTGGGTGGCACTTATTATGATGTTGAGGAAGTGGATGATTTAAGAGGGGACAAGAATGAATCATTATCTGGAAGGATTTTCCAAGACCAATGTAAAATTCTCCTAAATAAACAACATAGTTATCAACAAAAACTTCACACTTTACTCCACGAAGATACTCACGGTATGTTTTGGGAATGGACGATAGATGGTGCCGAGGATTTAGTAGAACCTGTATCAAATGGTTTTTATGCCTTGATAATAGATAATCCTAAATTCATACAAAAAATATTAGATTTTAACAAGAAATTAAGGAAGTGATTTAAATGACGATAAAACAATTACCATATCGAACACAAATGATTGACCCCATTAAATTCGATGTATCAATCTATCCTGTTTCAGCTCTACTTACTACCAATGGAGTGCAATATGAAACTACAGTTACTAATAGTACTACTACATATGCTGATTTATTCAGCATTGATACAGATACATATTTCCCAGCAGTTAAAGGAAAATTAGCTTGGGTTTATGTAAATTTATCTATAGAATTTTTAGGTGGTTCAAATACACCTGTTACAACTTATAAAGCAGAGTTTAAAAAGAAAGATGCTTCATCTTGGACTATTATGTCAGCAGAAGAAACTTATCAAACTACCACGGGTTCTGTAGGAGTTAGATTAGAAGGATATATTGATATAGATACAGTAGATAGAGCACCCTTTGATATTAGGGTACAGTTTAAATCTGACGGAACAGGTGCAACTAATATGGTGTCTGCCAAATTAAAGAATGATACAATAATACGCTTAGTTGGTTCAAGGGAAGTGAGGTAAATTGTTTAATCAAATAGGTGGATTAAATGCTATAGGGAGTCCTTTGCCTCCTGACCAAATTGGTGGCGAATCCTTTATCCGCCACATAGGTAATGATAAACTTATTTTTGATTTCCACGAAGGAAGCGGGACTACTGTTCACGATAAATCAGGTAATGGGAATGATGGCACATTTGGAGCAGGGGTTAAAGCACCTACTTGGAAAAGGAATAGTTTATATTTTGATGGTGGGGATTATATTGATTTAGCAGCTAATTTTTTGGCTCAAGCAGATTTTATTAACGGTGGCAGTGTTTTAGTTATATGCAAATTTAGTTCTGGTGCAATAGCAAAAGTAATAGATATAGAGGGAGCATGGATTTTTCATTTTAATACTTCTGGCAATATATGTTCAAGTATAGATGGGAGTAGCGGCCTGCCTTCAAGTATATCATCATCAGACCATGGTAATAATTGTTGTTGTTGCATAATAGCAACTTGGGATAAAGAAACATCAAATCCCGTTGCTGGAACAGATATCGAATTTGTAGATGGTGGGGGTGGAGAAGATACTATAACTTCGGTTGCCGCCGCCTTTGGTGATTTTGTAGCAGGAGACATAATTACTGTTTCTGGCTCTGCTTCCAATGATGGGGATTATACTATTCTCTCAGTTGTAGCCGCAACCATTAACGTAGCTACTGGTGAACTAACCGCAGAAGGAGCAGGACAAAGTGTAACCATCGCATCTACGGGTCTCACGGTTAAAAATATTATAGATGGTGTTGAAGACGGAATTAGCACTCAAAGTCTTTATGATATTGACGGTTTAAATAGGACAACGTGCATTGGAAGTATGTATGGTGGTGCGCAAAAATTTTATACTGGTGGTATGAAAATGGTTCGCATTCTCAGTAAATGTTTATCGGGAATAGAATGTCAGCAAGAATATCTGGTGAATAAATTCAGAGGGAATAAAGAATAGTGCCAAAATACGAATTTTTGTGTGATGGATGTGGCAAAATATTGGAAATACGCTGTAGCTACAAGGATATCAAAGAAATACCTTGTAAATGTGGCGGTAAGTTAATAAAACAGTTCACAACTACGAAATCTATTTTCAATCGTTGGGGGCGAAAGGGGAAAAACAATGATACCTTTAAATAGAGATGATGTCTATAAGAAATTTAAAGAATTAGAAGATAAAATTGACATCATAGATGAGAATACCAAATTTCTTGTTAGATTGTTTGAAAAAGTTTTAAAAAAGAAGGCGAAATAAATGTTAGCGACTTTAGCTGCGTTAATTGCAGACGTCAGAAGTTTAATTAATGAAACTACTGAGAGTTTTTGGACAGACGTTGAAATAACACGTTGGTTGAATGAAGGGCAGGAAATCTTTGCCACAGAGACCAAATGTCTTTCTAAATATTATTCTCACGAATTAGAAGCTTCTGATATTAAACACGATAGAGAAATAAGAATGAACAGTGATTATGTTGCTTTTGATGAGGGTGGAGTTTTATATAATGATAAACCTCTAACCCCGACTTCCTTAAAAGCATTAGATGAGTGGGTAGGTTCTTGGAGAGATACCACAGGAACACCTACTCGTTTTTATCTTAGGGGAGATATGATGGGATTTTATCCTAAATGTTCTGCGGGAGACACTGTTAAATACTATGGAATTGAAAGAGCTACAACCTTATCTGGGAGTGTAGTTCCTTTTTCAGGTGATTATAGGGTTGTAGCTTTTAGACGACATATTAGGGATTATGCAATATCTCTTTGTTGGGAAAAGAAGAATGAGATTAAAAAAGCCGATAAAAAAATGGCAAGTTTTGAAAAAGGATTATATACCGCAAACGCTATCCTAAATGGAGAGAAAAACCAACCTAAGATGATAATTCCCGCATATAGATCAAGAGCTCACGCTTATTCAATAAGATATGGAAGAACAGATACTTTTGATTGATATTTATAAGGAGTGATTTCTATAAAAAAAATATTTAGAATCCTCGATGACCTTTCTCCTTCCGAGATGAAACTCCGCAACCTCCCCCGCAAACCTTCGGGCTTGTACAATATGAGTCTAAATGAATATGGTCAATTAGTCAAACGTGCAGGATATAGTGAATACAATACCACTTCACTTGGTGCAGGTAAAATATTGGGTATGCACCGTTTTTATAAGCAGGATACCTCATCTAAAGAATTTATTTTAGCTTGGGGTACAAGTCTGTATAAATTAGCTGAAACTGATCCGTGGGGAGCAACTGCATTAACAAGTTGTCCAACTTTAACCGCTGCTTCCGATACTTATTTTTACGATATTTATAATCATTGTTACATCGTTAATGGTGCAAATACAATGATGAAATATAACCTTACTAATGTCAGAACAGTAGGGATTACCCCACCTGCCGCTGCACCAACTGGAACTTCTCCTGCAACGGGAAGTTTATCTGCCGGAGATTATTTAGTCAAATATACTTATGTAGACGAAGATGGATGGGAAAGTAATGCTTCTCCTGCAAGTGCTGCGATAACTGCTTCTGCCAACGATAAGATTACTTTAGCCATAGTAGTTTCAAGTGATGCTAAGGTAGCCAAGCGTAGGATTTACAGGACTATTGCTGATGGTGCAATTTATTATTATGACAAAGAAGTAGCAAATAATTCAGATATAACTGTTGATTTAACCCAAGCAGATAGCACGTTAGGACAGGCTAACGTCTTACACACCGACCACACCGCACCTATCTCCGCACCGCATTTAGGAACTAAACGCAGAAGTAGGGCTTATATAGCTAAAGCTGGTATAGTTTATATCTCCAATTTAACCGAACCTGAATATTTTCCACTCGTTACCGGTCAGTATATCTGGACAGGCAACGAACAGAAAGTTACAGGTATGTTAGAACAGTTGACTGGTCTGCCTGTATTTACTGATGACTCGATTGAACGATTGTTAGGAACAGATAGGGATAACTTTGAATTTAAAAACAGCTACGCCACAGAAGGTTGTATTGCCACTCGTTCATTGGTAAATTGTGATAATTTATTAGTTTATTTAGAATTTGACGGAATACACTACTTTGATGGTGTTTCGACTGGAGTATTCAGTGAGGCACTAAATAAATATATAAAAGATAACATCGTAGATGCTTATGCTTATTTATCTTGTGGGACTTATTATGACGATAAATATATCTTATGCTATCCAAAAACAGGCGGAACTTATCCTACCGAAACTATTTATATTGATTTAAAAAACAAAACTTACGGTATTTATTCTTTTGCTTTTGGTTGCTTTTCAAAATGGAGTCGTGGAACGGACGGGCTTTCCTTAAAAGGTGGTAGCAATACAGTAGGTAGGGTATATGAAGTTTTCAATGGTTTAGAAGATGACGGGGAAAATATAGAAGCCTATGACCAAACAGAATATATAGATTTAGGAATACCCGAAAGAGAAAAGAATTTTTACAAAATATATGTAAGGTGTGAAGTTACTACCGAATCTACTTTAACAGTATATTACCAGACTGATATAGACACAGAGGCATCTGTAACTACAACTCTAACAGCAGATAAAGACCAATGGTATGAAATAGACCTTCCAAGCAATGTTAGAGGAAGGGCAATAAAGATTAGACCAAGAGTAAACAATAAACTTGCAGTTACTTTCAAAGGGTATTTAATCCAGTATGATATCGAGGAGTTGAGGGTTTAATATGCTTGTTGATTTTAATTTAGAGGGATTAGAAGAAAAAGATGTAAGGGAAATTAAGTTCTTACTGCAAGAAATAAATGACACGCTTGAAGGTGGTATCTGGCACACGAATATAAAAGAAGGTGCTATTATGGGTGTACTTTCTGATAGTTTATACAATACTAAAATAGGTACTGAAGCACTACATTCTAATACTACGGGCTATCGCAATTCAGTATTAGGTTATCAGGGATTATATTCTAATCTCACGGGATATCAAAATTCGGCAATAGGTTTTCAAACTTTATCTTCCAATACTTCGGGTTTACGTAACACAGCAATAGGCTATCAAGCACTTTATTCTAATACTATAGGTTATATTAACACAGCAATAGGCTATCAAGCACTTTATTCTAATACTATAGGACTTACGAATACAGCGATAGGCAATGAAGCACTTTATTCTAATACTATAGGATATTCAAATACAGCAATGGGTTATGAAGCTCTTAGAGACAATATTTCTGGTATAAGAAATACAGCGATAGGTGATTATGCGTTAACACTTAATACTACAGGAAATGAAAGTACAGCAATAGGTACTGAATCACTATCGGAAGGTATTCCAGGAAACAGGAACGTAGCATTAGGATATGCTGCTCTTTACAGTACCACAGGAGAAAATAATGTAGGTGTAGGAGCTTTCGCTGGAGGTTTAGATACAGGCGATGGCAATGTTTTTCTTGGTTATTATGCGGGTTATGCCGAAACAGGTTCAAATAAACTATATATAGAAAATAGTAATTCCGCCACGCCTTTAATCTACGGTGAATTTGACAATGATTTAATAGCAATATACGGCAATCTCGGTATAGGAACAAAAACTTTTGGCACTTCTGCAACCAGAACTTTAGCTATGTTAAATGGCACAGTTCCCTCTACAAGTCCTGCTAATGCGATCCAATTATATGCAGAAGATGTTTCTGCCAGTAGTGAGTTAAAAGTTAGAGATGAGGGTACTACCGTTACTACTTTATCTCCGCATAATTTTGAGTTATTTAAACCAGATAAAAATGACCCTTTCCCCTGGAGTTATCATTCAGTAAATCAGTTAATAGGAAAGAAAGTAAATGCTGACATTAGCGGTGCATTGAGGGAACTTGAACAGTTAACAGGAAAGAAATTTCTATATTATGAAGATGTGAATAAAATATCTTTAGAGGAATATTTAGAGGATAAAAAGAAACAGTTAATAGCAAATTACATTGCAGAAAACGGAACTGAAATTGAAGTAGAAAAAGATGAAGCTTGGGGAGAAGTAGAAGTTGAAATGCAGGATGCGAAGATAATAACAGAATATGACACAAGTTATGAGTTTGACGAGAAAACAGGAAAAGTAAAAGAAATTAAAAAACCCAAATATGGGAAGAAAAAAGTATTTAAGAATAAATTAAAGAATGGATATAGGTTTAATGAGGAAACAGGGAAATTCTTAAAGACAATTAAACCGACCAAAGAAGAAGCGGAAAAAGAGATTAAAAAAGAACTTATAATACCAGATTGGATAAAAGATAGATTATAAAAATAAAGGGGGTAAAGGAAGATGATTTTATGACTTATGCAGAATTTAAAAGCAAATACCAAAATGGTTATGGTCTTACTACTTCAACTAAATTAAGTGATGCTTGGCGTAAATATCAATTAACTGGAACATTGCCAGGTGCTACTACTGTAACTACTACACCAACGACACCGACACCAACTATTACTGACCCCACAGGTGGTTATCCTGCCGTGCCTAGTACACCAATGATTACCGCACCTACTACACCAACTACACCTACCACTCCAGTAATGCCAACTGTTCCCCCAATTACAGTTCCTACTATAGCTATGCCACCAGCACCCACTCCACCAACATTACCTCCAGTTCCAACTTTAACACCACCAGTATTACCAGAAGTTCCAACACTTAAAACACCAACTATGCCTGAAGTTCCCACTGTCCCACCCTATGAAAAAACACCAGAACAAATTGCATGGGAAGAAGAATATGGCGTGGATTTAAGAGAGTGGAGAGAAGCAGGCGGGTATGGGATACCCGAAGATATTCAAACCAAGATGATTCAGAAGGAAACTGACATCTTAAAGGCAAGAGAAGCTGAAAACATAAGGGTAATGAAGAACAATATGGAAAGACGACAAATTACTAATTCGGGTTTCGTCTTTGCCAATGAACAAACAATTAAGTCAAATACAACAGTAGCAATTGCCAACAATATAAGAGATGTCCAAATATCAAGTGCATTAATGAAGGCGGCTTCATTTGAGAAAGCTATGGGTGCAAGTGCACAATTCTTAGGATATTTAGCTGACGAATCCTTAAAAGCGTATGCACCTAAGATAGCTCAATGGGAAAAAGAAGCCCAGTATAGATTAACCGAATATGGAGTAGAAGCTTCATACGGATTAGCTAAGGCAGATTTAGAAAAAAGTTATGCTTTAGCAGGTTATGCGATGGCAGGTCAATATGGTTTATCTCAAGCGGAATTGGAAGCTCGATATGGTTTAGCTGAATATGGAGTAGCAGCCGAATATGGAATGGCAGGTTATCAAGCTCAAGTGCAAGGTGCTATAGCACAATTCCAAGTTAACGCAATGGCTATTATGACAGAATGGCAGGGTAAAATGGATTTATACAAAATGGAAATTAATCAAGCCTATGCACAAGATAATATTAATTTAGCTAATCAATGGACTCAAACATTACAGGATGACCAACAGGCACACGAAGAAATTTTAGCAGAAATGGAATTAGAGGCTGCGAATGCTCAAGCAGCCGCAGAAGGTGCAGGAAATATTTTTGGAACAATTATAGGATTTCTCTTTGGTAAATAATATGATAAAACAAATTACCGATAGTAAAACATTTTTAGAAATATGCGATAAATTAAAATATGTGCCTAACTGCAAGTTGAAGGAAAATAGACTTTATGGCTATATGGTATCCGGGCTATATAACAAAAAGACATTAACCTTTGCCAGTTATGATGACGAAATGAATGGATGTGCAGTTATCACCATTAGTAATGATATAACAGGTGATTTAACACTATTTGTGATGTTTTTATGGATTGATCCCCATTATCGTAAATTATGGAAGGAATATATGAAATTTACCGAAGAAAAGGCGAGAGAATATAAGGTCAAAAAAATAAGTTTTACCACGAGTAGAAGCGAAAAGGCGATTGAAAGAAAAATGGATAAATATGGTTATAAGAAAGTTTATAACGTAATAGAAAAGGAGATGGTTTAGATGGCTGGAACAGGTGGATTTTTTTTAAAGGGTTTAGGTTCAGGTCTACAATCAGGTTTTCAAATGGGTCAACAGATGCAAGAGATGAAATGGCAAAAGGAACAGAGAAAAAAGTTAGAAGACAAACAAAAGAAAATTGAAGAAAGTATATCCAGTATTGGAAATTTGTTTAAACAATATGGGGCAGATAACACATATTCAGATGTTGAAATTATGCAATTAAATACGGCTCTTTTAGCTTCTGTTCCCGAAGTTCAGGAAATATATAAAGGTGCCATTAATAATATACAAACAATGAATAAAGCGAAATTCGAGGAAGACCTTCAATGGTTGGATTTGTTTATAGATTGGACAGAGGGATTAGACCCAAGTAATGTGCAAGGGATATTTGATACCGTTAAAGGGCGGGTTCAAACTGATAAGGGTAAACAATTATTTACAGCCTACGACACAATATCTAAAAAGAGATATGAGGCAATAAAAGCACAACCTACAACTGAAGTATTTACTACGGCAGAAGCAGTTAAAGCGAAATATCCGAATGCAGGATACGAATATAGTGCTACCGCAGGAGGATATGTTCCAACATTTCAAAAACCTGAAGCACCTAAAACAGAATTAGACATAATGGGTGAAACAGGAAAGAAACTTGATTATGCTTATGCTACAGGCAACGCTTCTCATTTTAATCAAATGGCTAAATCTTTAGGAGTAGATACTACATTTGAAACATATAAAAAGAAATATGAAGAACCAGAGGAAGTAATAGGGAAAGTAACACCAATAACATTTAAAACTTTACAAGATATAAAAGAATCTTTTAATAATGTTAAAACAAAAGCAGAATATGATGAAGCACTTGCCAGTTATAATGCCTCAAAAGAAGCCAAAGCCAGTGATTGGACACCACCACCTTTTGAGAATCAATTAACCGAACTTATTAAAAAAGTAGAAACTGCTATTTGGGCTGATTTTGTTAATAAAAATACTGGTAAATTAAAAGATAAAGGTGAACGGGAAGATTATAACGAACATCTACAATATTACTTGAATTTAATAGAAGAAGCCAAAAGGGCTGGTATAGATATAAGTCAATTCCAAGCATTTATACCGTATAAAGAGCTATATTGGGGTGCAGGTAATCCATTGGTAATGTCGGAAAGTTGGTAATATGCAAAAAATATGGGATATATTTAAAGAAAAAAAAGAAGAAATAAAACTTGGTAGTCAATTTGGTGGTGGCTGGGGAATATCTGATATTGTGAAAAAAGAGGAAGAAAAAGATGTTTTTAAACCCCAAATTGGTTTAGATATCAAACCAGAAATTACTCCTATAAAACCCGAAGAAAAAGGTTTCGCAGTGAAACCTGAAGAATCAGAAAATATTTTATCTAATTTATTAGCCACAATGGAAGATTATAAAAGACAAATCAACGAACTTGAAAGCATTGGTAAAGAAAGACCATTTGTTGAAGTAGAACTTAGAAATTATAGATATGCAATAGGACAATATAATAAAGCTGTTAATAAATATAATGAAATCATTAAAAAACCTGAAATTACTACAAAACCCAAAGAGAAACCTAAACCTCTTTTTCAAGATGAAAAGATGATGGAGTTGCATAAGATTAATTTTGAATCTTTTAAATTATGGTTTAAAGAATTGAAAGAGTCTAAAGACAAAATAGCATTTTTTAAAGGGGAAGGTCAATCCCCAGAACTTAAAGAATTGCGTAAACAATATAAGGAGAAGGCTCCTTATATGTATGAAAAGTCAGAACAATGGATTAGTAATGTTTCTATGATTGCTGTGGGTGTAGGAATGGCATATCAATTAGTTAATGCTGCTGTTACATCTGGATTTAAGGTCAAAGATAAAGTAATAAATGCTAAAGAATTAAGAGAAGTATTGGCAAGGGCAAGGGCTGCTTATGTTCCAGAAACAGGAAAATTTAAAACTACTTTAAGTGATAACGATTTTGCAATAATGAAGCAATTAAATATTTTCTTTAAAACAAGTGGGAGAGGTACTGCTGCCAGGGAAATGCTTGAAAAGATTGTAGAAAAGACGGGTGGGCTTAGCTTTCCCCAACAAGTTAATATCTTCGGAACTAAATTATACGCTGGTCTCCCTGCTGATGAGATAGTTAAAAGTTTAGTTAAAGCAGGTAAGGTTACTGCTAATATAGCCAGAGAATTATCATTAGCCAAACCCGAATTAGTTTCACAAGTAATACAGAACTTATCTTTTGCTTCTCCTGTAATAGCCAGTAAGTTAGCTCCTGAATTGGTTAAATTGATACCAAAAACAGAACCCAAAGAACTCACCAAAGAAGAAATATATGCTGAAAAATATGGCATTCCTCTTGAAAAAGTAAAAATTACTGAAGTCCCAAAAGAAGAATTAAAGGAAACTATCGGCGAAAAAGAAATAAAAGCATTAGAAGAAGCAATCGGCAAAAAACCTGAAAGAATATTGGAAAAACCGCTTACAGGTAAAGAAAAATTTTTAGCAAAGATGGAGGAAATAAGAGCTAAAAAAGTAGAAAAACCATTGCTTGAAGAAGAAGTTACTGTTAGTTTAGAAGAAGAAGGTAAAGTTGAAGCATTGTGGGCTGGTGAGGAAGTTGGAGGAACGGAGGAAATAACTGACCCAGTAGATAAATTAAACGAACTAATTAAAAAAGCCAAACCTTTAAGGGGTAGGCTCGAAACAAAGTATACAGAAGAAAGAGCAAAAAGAATCAAAGAAGTAGAAAGAGTAATTGATGAGGTTGGCGGAGAAGAAGGATATAGAATTGCTTTATCTAAATTAAAAGGAGAATTAGTTAAACCAGAAACTAAAATTACATTTGAACCTATTAAAGATAAATTATCTAAACCAGAATTGGACAATCTTTATAATAGTACTTTTAAACATCCTTATTTGGATGAATGGGAAAAGATAAGTGCTGCCAGTGAATTGACTAAATTATTACAAGGAGAACTTCCTACTCCCAAAGGATTGGTTTTATTAGAAGAAATTTACGGTTCTAGTTTAATAAAAAGTGTTCTTTCTAAAAGAGCATTAGGATTAAAAATTACTGATGTTCTTATTGATTTAGGTAACTTACCAAGAGCAATTTTAGCAACTGCCGATATGTCTGCTTTCTTAAGACAGGGCATTATTCCTGTTATATCTCATCCAGTAATTTCTGTTAAAGCAATGAAAAAGACTTTTCAATTTGCTTTTAGTCCTAAAGCATTTGACCAATATTTCAAAGATTTAAGGAAAGATAAATTATATCCTTTAATAAGAAAAAGTGGTTTATCCATTACTGACCCATCAGGATTGGCAAGTGAACGAGAAGAAGCATTTATCTCTCGTTCATTACAAAAAACACCAATCATAGGAGATGTTGTAAAATTTGCAGAAAGAGCCTATGTTGGTTTTCTGAACAAGGTAAGAGTAGACCTTTTTAAAACTTTTGCCGATGAACTTTTATCAAAAGGGTTTAGTCCAGTAAAAGATATAAACTTATTTAAAGCCACCGCAGATGTAGTAAATACCTTTACTGGTAGAGGAAGTATGGGAACTTTAAATAGAATAACCCCGCAATTAAATATAATCTTCTTTTCTCCCCGTTTAATAACGGCACGATTCAATGCTTTAAATCCTATTTGGTATGCAAAAATGCCTAAAGAAATCAGAATGAAAGCAATAGGTGATTTTAGTAAATTTGTAGTGTTCGGTTTAACTTTGCTTGCTTTAATTAAGGCAAGTGGTTTAGGAGATGTTGAAACCAATCCAAGAAGTTCCGATTTCGGGAAAATTAGAATAGGAAACACAAGATGGGATATTTGGGGAGGATTTCAACAATGGGTAAGGGTCTTTGCTCAAGTAGTTACAGGACAAAGGAAAAACACCGCAACGGGAGAGATTATATCTTTAACTAAAGATGAATATCCCTTTACTACGAGAAAAGAAGTTGCATTAAGATTTATTGAAGGAAAACTTGCTCCTGTTCCAGCATTGGTAAATGAATTAATATCTGGGGCAAAAACTTTTGAAGGAGAAGATATTTCTTTAAGAACAGTAGCAAGGGAAAAATTTATTCCTATGTATATTCAAGACATAACAGAAGCTTATATGGATGGTGGATTAGGAAGGTCTGTGGGAGCTGGACTTCCAGCATTCTTCGGAGTGGGTGTTCAAACTTGGCAAGAAAGAAAAAAGAAAAAACAATTAGCAGAAATATGGAAAACACTCGAAGCTAAAAAAACAAAGAAATCCGATATATGGGCAACGTTTGAATAAAATTATTCAAACGTCTTCCAAATGTCTGATTTGCTTGAACCATAACTTGTATTCACTCGACCCGTTATAGTGTTTATTCTTGTAACAACAACTGTATTTTCATCCACTCTAACTGACTGTATCTGATACTTCGGCACGACTAAATAAACTAACCCACACATAACAACCACAATCAACCCTATTAAAAGAACTTTTTTAATATTCATTATACCCCCTGATCATATATTTTCCAACTACCACCGACTTTTTGTAAATATGTATACCCATATTTAATATCGCTTTCTGCATAACCACAAGCAGTCAAAAGAACAGTTACATGAACGTAAGCTTCCGCATAACTACCATAAACACTAACACTAATAACATCTACAAAATAAGTTATTGTTACAACATTACAATATAAATATAAAACATTGATAGCATCTTCTATAATCGAAACTCTATAATAAGCATCTGAACCGTAAATACAATAACTTTTAGCCTTGTTCCAATTTTGGTCATTTATTGCAAGTGAAAAATTTTGTATAGTATTTCTTACACTTGTATCTTCACTAATGAGAACTACTGTGCAACCAGATAAAAATATAAATACCAGAAATAAAATTATAAAAGCTTTTTTAATGTTCATAATTCCCCCAAACAGTAGGCAAGCCAAGCCACAGAGATAAACTTGATAGATGGCTACACCACCAAGAAAATAATAAACTTGACCCGCCTAATTGCCCTATAGCAGACGAATCAAGCAAGAAAATGACCACAAGGTTATGGCAATAGCCTCGTGTAAAGAATAACTCAATTCGCCTGCTACCCATTATAACAGAAAAACTCCTAAATTGCAATAGGAGTTCGCTGAAACGCTGAATTTGTATTTTTTTTAAAGAACTTACCCTTACTTAATACCCACATACATATAGAAGAGTATTATATATCTCCTATATATACTTGAAGGGCTTCGCCCTTAACTAAGAATTATATCACAATATTTTTCGCTGTCAAGGCAGAAAAAGGGGTTAATAGGCATAATTTAAAGGCTACTAAAATGGTGGTGAATAATATAAGTTAATTAAAATAAGAGTTTTTATATACTACTGAAATGGTAGCGATTACCGAGACTGTTAAGTTAAAAGGGTTTGTAAAAAAAAATAAAAAAAGTTTTTATAATGTTTCGCTGCGAAACAAGGAGTATGAAGATGGACTGGACAGAAGAGGAAAAAGGAACAATAGAATATTACCACGATGATTCAGACTGGTTTTATAATGGTTGGTTTTATGGGTGGTTTGATAATAAGAGTACTCCGTCTTTTACGGAAGAAACTAAAGGAACAATATCTTGGGATGAAGAAACAAAGGAGTGATTTAAATAATGGGAAGTAATACACTAAATTCTTATTTTTATAAACCGAGTTTAGGTGCTTCGGGGGCAGTCGAATTAGCTCTCTTTGATGCTAAACTTGATATAGCAGATGCAGCGATAAAAGCGAATTTAGATGCACTTGCTGCGAAACAACCGCTTGACTCAGGATTAACATCAATAGCAGCCTTAACTACCGCTGCTAATAAAATGATATATACTACTGCACTTGATACTTATGCAGTGGCTTCGCTTACTGCTTTTGCACGAACTATATTAGATGATGCTGATGCTTCTACTGTAAGAACAACGATAGGAGCTGTTGCTTCTGGGGCTAATTCAGATATAACCTCTTTAACAGGATTAACCACTCCTCTTGGTGCTGCTTATGGCGGAACAGGGGTTGCAAATAATGTACTTAATACTATTACATTTACAGGTAATTTTACACTCGGCTTAACTTTAACCGCTAATACTGCTGTAACTTTACCAACTTCTGGAACATTAGTTAATACTGCTGTTACAACATTATCTTCCCTTGTTTCTATTGGAACAATAACCACAGGAGTTTGGACTGGAACGACAATTGCAATTGCGAATGGTGGGACTGGAGTTACTACTGGAGCAATGACTGGTTTGACTTCAATATTAAATACTGCGTTATACATTGGTAGAGATGCAGATAATCAGATAAAATTCGCTTCTGATAATACTATAGTATTTAGGCTGGCTGGTGTAGATGGTATATCTATGATATCCACTGGTGAATTTGATATGGGTGCTCATAGTGTAGGCTTTACACAGCAGACCGTTACTTATAATTCGGGCACAACTACAGTAGATTGGAAATTAGGAAATAAAGCAATAATGACTTTTGGGGCAGGTAATATTACAACATTTGCATTTACAAATCCTACGAATCCCTGTAATGTATTGTTAATATTAGTTCAAGATGGCACTGGTAGCAGAGTTGTATCGGCTTGGGATGCAGATATTAAGTGGGTTGGTGGGACAGAACCAACTTTATCAACTGCTGCAAATGCAATAGATATAGTAAGTTGTTACTGGGACGGCACTAACTATTTTGGCATTGCAAGTTTAGCATTTGCATAAGAAAGGAGATAAATTATGGCAATAGACCCTGATTTATTAAATGAAGATTGTAGCGATATTTCAGATTGGACTGACGCAGATACCGACACAGCAGTTTCAGAAGTTGACCCTGCTGGACAATTTAGATTCGATACTAATACAGGTGCTGCGGGAAATGCCTATGCATATAGGAGGAGAGATATAGCTTCTCCTCCCAATCAGTTTACCGTTGAAATCAAGACTTACTTTGATACCATAGGAGCCACTACT